CATTCTTGGAGCTGGCGGCGGTCTGTATAATCCGCACAGCGGCGGACATCACGTTCCAGCGGGTCGGTTTTCAGCCGCCGACTGAGCCGATCACGCATAATGCGGAACCTGTTCTGGATGCGGCGCACCATGTCGCTGTATCCATCTTTTCTGATGCTTTCAGAAGCCGTATCCATTTCATCCGCAGCGATGGCCAGTATCTCAGGCATTGAATCGCGCACCACAGCTTGAAGCTCTTTTAAGCGCCTGTTCTCAATGGCCCGCATCTTGCTTTCTGCCCATTGCGGGTATTCCGGCTGGGTCTTTGATTTTCTTGTCGTAGAAGCCCGACTGTATCCGCCGGGACCGTTGTTTCTCACTGGCATAAACACCTCTTTATCTTTCCGGGAATGTTCCCTCTGCCGGCATCAAAAAGGCCCTGCATCATTGAAGACACAGGGCCTTTACGTTCATGGCATGCAGCACTTGAATGGGTTCGACCTTTTGCTTACAGCGCGCATCCGTCCAAGGCGAAGCGGAAGGAACGCGGCATATGGCTCCGCGCTGGCTCAGTCATGGAACAGGCCAGAACACTTCGCAGCGGTCTGTTGGGAGCGGGGTCGGCGCTTCCTCATGCCATCGAGGTGCCGATTACGGTGTACGGCGTGTGGAGCTGGGGATGGGATTTGAACCCACGACCTGAAGATTACAAATCAACTGCTCTGTCCAACTGAGCTACACCAGCAGAAGTCGAGGGTACCGGATTCGAACCGGCGGTCTGGGAGTCAAAGGCCCATGCCTTATCCAACTTGGCCAACCCTCGGTATGGAGCAGTCAACGGGGCTCGAACCCGCGGCATCCTGCTTGGAGGGCAGGCGCTCTACCAACTGAGCTATGACTGCAAACAAAAAGAGCCTTCGCAAAGGACGCTCTCGCGTCACCTACAAAGGCTCTCAACGCCGTTATTGTTAATCAAACACCTTTTTGCCTGCGGCAAATTTCTTTTTTGCTTCGTTCAGGCTGATGCGGTTATACCCGCCGCGATAATCGGGATCTGCGCGCTGTACGCCGTCATTTACCCAACCACACACGGGGCATTCCTCAAAATCATCGTTCTCTTCAAAGTGATGCTGCCCACACAGCGGGCAAATGGTTTCGTCATTCATCGTTCTCTATTCCCTCAGCCTCAAGTCGGCGTCTATAATACTCTTCCCCATCATCGGGCTTGAACATCGTTCTTACGCCTTTCTCCGGGGAGCCTTTCGCAAAGTCATTTTTCTTTGAATCGTATCGGCATATAAGGCCATCTTTTGTCTTATAGCCCTTGATGCCGTTCCCACAGGGGCTTTCCAGAAGTTGAACCGCCCGCTTTTCGTATTGCTCCTTTGTCGTAATGCCATCGGGAGCGTACTCGGCGGCGTGGGTTCTTCCGTTTTGCCAGTG